GTCTCGGCGCGCTGCGTATCGCTGGCGTCCTTCGGCATGATCAAATGCTCATAGGCTCGCCAGCCGCCCTCCACGATTCTCCCTTTGTCGGCCCAACTGTCGGCGATGCTTTGTGCGTATCGCTGGCGCTCTGCTTCTGTGCTCATGACTGCTTCCCGTAGCAACATTTCTTGAACTTGATTCCCGATCCGCAGCCGCACGGCGCATTGCGGCCGATCTTCTTGGCCTTGATCTCCTGCTCAGTCAGCGGACGATTGACCCACGTCAGTCGCTTCTTCTTGACCAAGTCTTCGGGCGGGTTGAAATACAGGTTGCCTTTGTCGTCCATCTACTCCCCTCCCTTCGCCAGCGCGTCAAGGGTGGCGGCGTGTTGGTGCCAAACATGCGTGCTTGGTAGGTTCGTGGCGTAGTTAGCCAGCAGTATGGCCCCCGCCTCACACGCCTCCACCTGGGCGGGGGTGAGGGGAGATTGCGCGGTGGCAGTTACGGGCCGCGCCTCCGGACACGAAGACATGCCTGTCTCACCTCTGCACGCGCCGTCGTGTTCCGGTTGGCGTGGAGCCGCATTAGCGAGGTTCCCTGCCTCAGCCTCGTCTGCTGGCGGATTCATAACCTCGCGGCTTTTGGTAGTTGGTGCCATCCAGCCGCAGTTGTTGCACTGGAGGAAGCCGCCTCTAGCGGAGATCCTGCTGACGCAACGCGCACACTTGTCGCCGGCCTGCCAGTTGCGCTTTGGCTTCGCCTCCCCCTCCGCCAGCGCGGAGTCTATGGTGGGCGCATCTACAGAGCCGAACTCGTGGCGACTGATTTTCACATTCGAGTAGGCCCTTGACGCACACCAGTCCATCCAAGACTGGAACGGCGCAGGAGGATCGCCCACGAACGTGCATTTCGTGAAGATGACGGGCTCGGCAGTAGCATCCGCCAGCGCGGAGTCGAGGAGGGCGGGAGCGCGGCGGTTCCACGTCTCCGCGCTCACGCCGCCGAAGGAAGCCGGGCAGTGCGGGCGCTCGTCGCTTATGCAGCGAACAAGGTCCGATCCTAGGCAGCTGTTAGGCTCTGCCGGTCCGCCACAAAACGGACACGGCAGCAACCGCTCTTTGCTCGGGGAGGGGGTCATAGTGAGACTCCGATAATCCTGTTAGCCACGCGATCAAGCTCCTCGTCGTCTATGTCGTATAGGCCTTGCGCGCCACGCCACGGCCACGGCCCAACTGGCGACACAGCGTCGAGCACCCAACACCAAGGGCCTTCGGTGTGCTCGTGTTCACGTAGCCATGGATACCTGGTGTCGTGCTTACCGGCCTCTATGCTGTCGATGGTCAGGCAGTCAACCAGGCGAGCGACAGCGACGACGGCACCAAATGCCATGTCCGCAATCTTGATTCGATACGTCCAGTCCTGATCTTCGTCTCCCTCGCAGTCAAGCCACTCACGGCTCTTGCCGGCGTGGATGGCTATGAGCCCGCGATAGCTAGTCGGCCACGTGCGGTTTTCTACACGCTTTTCGCCACGCATGATCAGATGGGCGTACGGCTGACAAATCGTTATTGCCTTCACTTCACTCCCTCCCAAGCCCTCATCGCTTCACACACCGCGCACCCCGTCTCCACATGCAGCCCATGCGTGTGCCCGCCGTATAGCTTGAGCGCGCGGTATAGCTGCTCCGCCACCGTGTAAGGCACCGCCCGCTCCGCCGCCGACACCAGGCGCTCGAGGCGGTCCAAGGCCGGATGCGTGATCGACGCGCTCAGGGCGGCCAGCTCGGCTAAGAGGAGGGGTTTGTCGAGGGCGATCATTGTTTCGCCATCCCGACATATGCCTTGATGGCCCTGCGTACCGGCGCCGACAGCGTGCTCCAGACGGCCGAATAATCGTCCTGTCCCAACGCATTCAGCTCGGCATGAACGGCAAACACTCGCCTAGCTACTTCCATCTCGTGCGCCTCCTCGGTGGGGCCCAAGTCATCAGGGGGATTCATTGCTCGCGTAAACCGCAACGAGAAGTCGCGGCAGCGTTGCGCCGCCGCTTCTTCCGCTGTCAGCTCGACTTGGGCCCCACCGTTCAGCCAGGAAATGAGTGCGTCGTCGTGCATAAGTCATTGAGTCAGAAAGGAATATCTTCGTCGAACTCAGAAGACTTCTGCCCCGCCGCAGCCTGCTGCTGCGAGAGCGTCACCACCGATGCCGCGCCCTTCTTGCGCGAGTCACGCACCGGCAGCAGTGTCTTCATGAATTCATCGACCTTCTGCGGCTTCGTCTTGCCTTCGAGGATCTCGCTCGACGTCAGGCCGGTATCGGCCTCGAACACGCGCACGATGTTGATGCGTTCCTGATCCGCGCCGGTCTGGTAGTGAGACTGGATTTCCTTCTGCAGGATGAGGCCGATGCGCTTGCCCATGAGAGCCGGATAGCCAGGCGCTTTCGTCGGCACCATCTCGCGCACCTCGGAGTCCCATCGCTCGAATGCGATCTCGCCTTCGGGCGCATCCTTGACTCGCGTGCAGCACAGGATCGCCTGGACGATGTTGTTGCCCCACAGCTCCTTGCCATCCGCCTTCACGGTGTACACATCGAGGTAGTTCGCCGTTGAGCCGTCGTCGGTCTTGAACGAGAAGCCGACGCCTTCCGTCCCGTTTTGGCTGCGCAGCTTTTCGGCGCGCGTGATGATGCCGACGTACTTGCCGGTCTCGCGGATGATGCTCGACGTCTTGTCGGCGTTCTTGGCCATGGCGGCGTTGAGTTTGAGTGACATGATGATTCCTTAAGCAGCGGCCGCAGCGGCCTGGTTGAGTTCGTAGTACGCGACGATGGCTTGATCCACCGCTGCGAGGTCATTCGGGATGTGCTCTTCGGCGAAGAGATCCATGGGCGTCTTCGTGGTGTCGGAGCCGCTGTTCTTCGTGCTGAAAACGTGCTGGCTGTTGATCACCATGGTGCGCAGGACGATGGTCACAAGGCCTTCCACGGTGACTTTCTCGTCAAGCAGCTTGCCTACCGTCTTCGCCTTCACCTGGCCGCTCTCGTTGGTGTCGGTGTGCGACAACAGGTAGACACGCTTGTGCGCCGGCAGGTTGGCGGCAGCGGTCAGTACGTCGTAGTAGTGCTTGGCCATCTCCGTGAACTTCGTGTAGCCGGTCTCATGGGCTCGAGCCATGAACTCGGTGACGAGCAGGTATTGGAAGTCATCGACCACGATGATGGGCCGCGTGGTCTTGCCCATGATCTCGACGATCTTCGCGGCGTCGGCGGTCACGATGATGTTGCCGCCATCCTTCGACAGCGGCTTCCAGTCCTTCGAGCGGAATGGCAGCGGCTTCGGGATGGTCTGGATAAGCAGCGTGTCGACCGGCGACATGTTGCGCAGGCTTGCGCTCTTGCCGGTGCCGGACGTGCCGAGAATGAGAGTTGCAATCGACATTTGATAGCTCCTGTAGGTCGGTTAGGTCGTAGTTAGAAAGTCTTCTCCGTAAACCTCTTCCACCGCCTGTCCTCATCGACGTAGCGCACGAGGGTGCGGCGCTGCAGGGTGCGGATGAGGGCGCGGCTTTTAAAGCGGTCGCGGCGTAGGCGCCAGCGGGTGAGCAAGGCTTTGAGGCGGGAGAGGAGGGTCATGCCTTGAACTCCACAACCTTCTGCTGCGGCGCTGGCAGCAGCCTTTCCGCGTCGATACGATCCAGAACACGCTCGCCGGTCGGCAGTAGCATGTGAGGCATGAATACGGCGTCAAAGCTCATGATTCCGCATTCAATGGCCGTGACTTGTCCCTTGATCCAGTCGCGCAGAATTGAACACACAGCGGCGCGGCCGATAGCTAGCGCCTTTGCATCATGTTCCTGTCGCGTGGAACGGAGTCGGTGGCTGTACGGATGCACCTTGAGCCACGCGGCTGCGTAGCCTTTCCACGAAGCTTCAAGGCTTATCTGGCGACCGCGATACTTGAACTGCACGATGGTCATGCCGCGCTCGGCATCAATCATGTTGCCGAACGACTCGCAGCCAAACTTGCCGAGAATGCGCTGGATCTCTGCCAACGCCCCATCGCCGCCGCTTGCAGACTCGTACGGAAGTGATTTGCTCATGCCGCATCCCCATCGTTAGTGAATTGAACCCTTCTCCCATCCGCATGCCTGAACCGCAGCACCGTAGCTTGAGGCACCGTAGCGCGAGGCAGCGCCTTCACCGCCGGCCCCATCCGCTCATCCGCGCGCAGCTCACGCAGCGCTCGAGCCTCACCGCCGCGCGTCGCACAGTGGCGCCGCCACCTCCGCGCATCCCGCCGCCACAGCCACACCTGCCAGGCGATGGCGACGGCGAGGAAGGCGAGGGCGGTTAAGGTGATGGCGCCGGGCCAAGGGGTCATGGCTTCGGCTCCCGCGCTTTTAAGCTCTCGCAATTCACGCACATACGGTCGCTCTGTTGCAGAGTACGAAGGCGAATGGGCCGGCAGTTGTGGTGATAGTTGTTCTCGAACTGACACCAGCTCTGCCCGGTTTCGAGGTTGATCGTGTGCACCGGACTTCCGTACTTCGGGATTTGAAGCCAGCGAATCGGTTTGCCGCTCATACCACCCCCGCCGTTGATGGAGGGGAGCGAACAGGCGCGCGTTCGATGGCGGAGCGCAGAAGGCTCAACACCTCGGCGTGGGTGTGTGAGTCGTTGAAGTTCGCCACTTCATGCCCTTCGTTCATGCCTAGCGCCCTGGCGTAGGCGCCGTCGTTGTAAATCCCAGACTTGTAG